TAGATATTTTCTACATGTGCTCGTTCGGGTTGGTCGTCCCGGCGGGCATTTCGTTTGTTAATAAGGTTCGCAGGATTTCAAGTTCGTGTTCCATTGCGGCAGCGCTTGCGGCAGCATCTGCGGCATCCCTTGCGACAGCCCATGCGGCATCCCATGCGGCAGCCCTTGCGGCAGCCCCTGCGGAATCCCATGCGGAATCCCTTACGGCATCCCATGTGGCAGCCATTGCGGCAGCCCTTGCGGCAGCCCTTGCGGCATCCCATGCGGCAGCCCTTGCGGCAGCCCATGCGGCACGCAGTTCCTCATCCTTGATTTCCCCCCGCAGCCACTTGCGTTTTGCTTCAATCGCCGCTATGCTTCGTGGGTCAGGGTTGTCCACAAAAGACAACGCATATTCCGCACAACGGCACGCAAATTCGTGCAATATTGGCGCGTCAATAAATTCCTCGCGCAGCACAGACCATAATTTATCGGCAGCAGACACATTCGGCAGATTCAGCACGTCAAGTGCAGTCCATTCCGCACGCAGCGCGGCGATACTGGCGAACCTTTCCCGGCCTGCCGCATCTTCCAGCCAGCAGGGGCCGAAGCCCTTGAATTGTTCGGGTGTTACAGTTTTCATTTGGCATCCCCCTTCAGATCTTCGATGTATAACCGCCTGCGCGGTTGCTGCCGCTTTTCCGTCCTGCGTTGTACGCCCTGCGCGACCGCTATGGCGATCAGGATCCCGATGATGATCCCAGGCAGCGTAAAGCTGAAAAATAATCCGAAGTAGTTCATACCTTAATTCCTTTCGGCCTGTTCGCCCTGAACGTCCCATTTCTCTGCTGTCTGTGAATGCCTTTGCGGTAGGTGATATAGTCCGCTGCGGCTAAACTTTTCCGTTCCCGCTCCCGCCGCAAATACGCTTTGCGCGCTGCTGCGTACCCATCAATGAATGCTTGCTTGTCCATCATGTCAATTGCTCCGGGAAGCTGTTGGCGTATGCGCACAGGCTACGGGTCAGGACACGCCTATTCGGGGTTACCCTGATCTTTCCTTCCCTGATGGCGATATAAATCGTGTTCCTGCTGACACCCACCAGCTCCGCCGCGTCACCCTGCTTCATTGCCTCGCCGTGGTCTTTTACCCATGCCGCAATCAGTTCTTCATACGACATTTCCGGGCGTACTTTCCGTTTTTGCATTGTTGTTTACCTCCTGTCTGCTTTCTTAAATTTCTGCCATGTGATACAATTTCCATAAAAAACGGATGGTGTCACATGGACAACAAAGACTTTGACTTTAAAGCCACACGTGTTCCATTTAATGAATCTGGGCTCGGCCACATGTCATCAAAGATGGATGAGCAGGCCGATGAACTGCGCCGAATCGCCGATGCTGCTGAGCGCAAAGCAAAGCTGGCAAACGATGAAGCAAATTCAGCAAAGAAGGACGCAAGGTTTTCAAAGCGGATTGCGGTTATTTCTATAATCATATCTTTGATAGCCCTCCTTCTCGAATCAGTTCCAAGTTTCATTGTGTTGGTACTAGAGCTATTAGAATCTTTACAACTTTCAAAATGAGTACGGCCACGGAAAGCCCAAGCGCAAACATGGATAAATCACGCGCCGAAAATGGTTTTTTACGCATGTTTGCTGTCCTCCTTAGCTCGCTTGGACCGTGGCCTACTCCCACAGCATTTCGGCCGCATCGTCATAGTCAATGTCCAGCATGATTGCAAAGGCTTCTTGCATGGCGCACGACCGGATGGCTGCCCTTTGCAATGCCGCTTTGGAGTGTTTCTCATCCTTCTTTAAACAGTCAAACGTCTTGATTGCTTCAATGGCAGCCTCCTTCAGGCTTGCCAGCCGGCTGTTTTCGCGGAAGCTGGCACATTCCGTTTGATGTGCATTTCCGTACCCCTTGCATGGGCAGTCGACAAGCCCTAGCCCGCTGTTCTTCTGCGGCACTGCGTACTGACAAAATGGGCATAAATTCTTCTTGTTCATGCCATCCTCCTTAGCTCGCTTGGTCGGTGGTGCGAAGTTCTGTTGGATTAACTCCTACGAAATGGCATATTGCAAGAAATTCATCAGCCCTCAGCGGGCGTGCCCCCGAAAGGCTTGGATACAAACTGCCTGGCTTGATGTTCGTTCCGGCAGATATGGCGGAGATTGATATTCCGCGCCGCTTTATGTATTTTGACAGAGCGTTTGTTGCTTTGTCCATCTGAATGGCCTCCTTTTTCTTAGATTCTTGGAATAACTATATATTACTCTAAGTTTTTAAGAAAGTCAATACTTTTTTCTATGATTCTTGGAAAAATGTCTTGATTAGATTAAAAACATATGATATGATTTAATTACCGATTAAAAAGGAGATTACTTAAATGTCTTCCACTGCGATAGGGTCCGTACTCAGGTCAAAGAGAATTGAAGCAGGGCTTAGCGTCGAGCAAGTGTCAGATGCGCTTATAGGGCTTGGCTTCAAAGCGTCACAAAAAACAATCTATAGCTGGGAATCTGGAAACAGCCAGCCAACGCCGGACGCTTTGCTTGCAATGTGCGACATATATAAAATAAATGATGTGCTTGGTGCATTCGGATACGTAAACCCGGCTCCCGCAGAGCAGGAGCCGAATGAAGAACAAACCCTAATCAGCTATTACCGGCAAGCTTCAAAAGCAGATCGTTCTGCATTATTGCGCTTTGCGCTCTATGCATCTCGCGCAGCCATTGAACCGTCTCAGGAGGAACTTGAGGCAGAGGCATTACGCGCGGCTGATTACTTGGTAGAGCGGTCACATTCTCAATCAGATAGCCTGGAAGCTGCGAAATAGAAAAGTATTGGATGAGTGGGGCGTGCGGAATGTTCAAATAGATGCGTTTCACGGTTTTCTCCCTCCAAAAATTAGAACTTTTGTTCTAGCGCCGTAAGTCCATTTTACGCTAAGCCGCGCCGGATTGCAACGGCAAAATTTTTTAATATGGGTGCATTGTACGGTAATGCATGAAGGAATCTAATGGTTCCATGAATTGATTATATTGTAATGCGCGCTGGTATCCATATCCAGTGGTAAATATTTCCTTTACGGAACAGTAATAAATCAGGAGGATATACCGATGAAAAGAACGTTATGGATGATTTTAGCCGTCCTGCTTTTGTTCACGGGGTGTGGGAACGCTGTGAGCACGCCGGAACAAACGGCAGCGCAAGAGCCGACACCAGCCTCCGGGGAAATTCTGACTGCAACGCTAACAATTGGCGTTACCTGTGGTTCTGGAACGGTCAAAGGTGAAATTACAGCGCAGGGCGCTGCTGGCGAGAGCTATACATTCGCGGCGGATGAAATTGAAGAAGAAGTGCTGAAAATTCCAATTCCAGACGGCTATACGCTGACCAACTCCGAAGCAAGGGATATCGCGGTTCCATATGGTGAAACGAAAGCTATGTATTTTATAGCGGAAAGCAATCAAGTCCCAACGCCAGAACCAACGCCAGAACCAACTGTATATATCCAAGAACCCATTGTCTACACCGGGAAGGGCGACAGCGTTATAGAACTGGATGAATTTGATGGGATATATGTGTTCCGCATAACTGGAAACGAAGCGTCACGGCATTTTGCGGTATGGGGCTACGATGAAAACGCAGAAAAAACAGAACTGCTAGTTAACACATCGGAACCGTACAGCGGTACTACGATGGATACATCGCTGGAAACGAAAATGCTTGAAATTACGGCAAGCGGCGAGTGGACTGTTGAGGTTATGTCCGTGTCGAGCATGGACATAATTACGGCGGGAGACACATACTCGGGAAGCGGTGATTCCATCCTGCTGATGCGTAACTATGGGCAAACAGCAACCATATCCGGGAATGAAATATCGCAGCATTTTGCGGTATGGTCGCACGGTTCCATATCATCGGAATTGATGGTTAACACATCAGAACCGTATGAAGGAACTGTCATGCTGAAAGGCGATCCGCTGATCCTGCAAGTAACCGCAGTGGGCGACTGGAGCATTACGCTGAATTAACCACAAATAAAATCAGCCGCCCCAGTGCGGGAACACCGGGGCGGCAAGGTACAGAAAAAGCCTTGGAGGGTTCGTTTTCTGTACCCAAATTATAGCATTTTGGGAGGTTTTACACAATGGCAAAACAAAAAGACGGGCGTTATCGCGCGAAAATAACCGTTGGCCGGGACGCAGACGGTAATCAGATCGTAAAATACGTGTCTGGGCGCACTAAAAAGGAATTGGAAGCCGCAAAAGCAGAACTGAAAAAACGGTATGTTGGCGGCATTGAGGTGCAAAGGGATGTAACATTCGGCGAGTACGCAAAGGAATGGTACGACATATATAAAAAACCGAATATAAGCTATTCGAGCCAAAAGACATATGACAGCACATTCCGCGTTCACCTTCTGCCGGAGCTGGGCGAAAGGCAGATGCGCGCGATCACGGCAAATGACCTGCAATCGCTGATGAACGAAAAACAGGGGCTTGGCCTGTCAACCATGAACAGCATCAAAACGATCATTGTAAACGTGTTTGCAAAGGCGTATGCGCAGGGGATAATAGACCGCGATCCATCCGCAGGGCTGACACGGCCAGCGGCAAAGAAGAAGGATTCGCGCCGCGCGTTGACGGATGCAGAAACAAAGGCCGTGCTGAAAGTAGCAGACGAGCATCCGAACGGGCTGGTTCTGAAAGTGCTGTATTATACCGGCACACGTTTGGGCGAAGCGTGCGGCCTGCAATGGCAGGATATAGATTTTAAGGCGCGTACCATATCAGTGCGAAGGGATGTTGACTTTAAGGCGGGATGCCTGGGCGATGTGAAAACGAAATATTCCATCCGAGAAATACCTATGCCGCCCAAACTGTACGATGCCCTTTACCCGCTGCGCGGTCTTGGCGGCGCATTCGTCATCCCAGCGCCGGGCGGGGAGCATTGGCGCAATACCCCGCTAAGTCGCGAGTGGCTGGAACTAATGGCAGCCGTGTACGCCGAAGATGATTCCATAGAATCCCGCGAAACAGATGTAGGACGCGCGTCCGTCCTTACGCCACACTACTTCCGGCACAATTATGCCACCGTGCTGTATTATGCCGGGGTGGATGTGCTGACCGCCCAGCGGTATCTTGGACATGCGAAAGCGCAGACCACGATTGACATATACACGCATCTTAATGAGGAAAAAGCGCATAAAGATGCGGACAAACTGCGGAGCTATTTCAAGTGAATTTTCAGAAGGTTGCCGCAAAGTTGCCAAGCGTGAAATGATAAAACGGCTTACCAAGTCTTAAGAATGGCTAAATACAAGGAAAAAGGACGCTGTAAAGCGTCCTTTTGGGATCCGGCAGCTACCTATCTTTCCGGGCCGTCGCCAGCCA